GAAGCTGGAAGAGCGTCTGAGACGGCTCCTTGTATGGCAGCGGATACAGGGCCCTCGCGATATCCCCATTCGCCACATCCACATCGCGCCATTCTCCAGGCTGAATCGGGGAGTCGTCCCCGGCAATGCGTAGGCCCTTCGCCTTCAATCCACCCGGGAGATTTGCCAAGGTGCCGCTGTCGATCAACTGGCGCAGGATGGCGGTAGACGCCTTCGCATTCGCGCCGATCAGGTGGATGAGGCCATATCCATACGCACCCATACCGGGCACATAGTTGTATGCAGAGAACCAGATGAGCTTGTTCTTCTTCGGATCGTCCTCATCCCAGTTCTTGTATACAGAGAGAACCTTGCCAGACGCTTTGTCTACTGTAACGACATAAGGCAATGCAATGCCAGTAGGAGTACCATCAGCGTCAGTGTGCTCCAGGCCAGAAATATCGAGATTGATATGAGCTTCAAGCAGAGTAACGGATTCATCATCTCCCTGCTTGTACTCGTAGCTAATCTTGTCAATCTTGTCCTGAAGCTGAGAGTTGGACTCGTAGTCGGCCTGGAGGTTAACGTCACGATAGAACCCAGTGTATTGGAGCTTCTTAACGTCGTTCAGGGACTTCTGCATCACATGGATGTACCTGTCGGCTGTCTTGAGAGACGTAGCGCCGTAAGGCATAATGAAGTCCTGCGCCGGAACATACTTCACATCCGGCATCTCTGTCAGCGGGTCGAAGCAGATCTTCTTGAAGGCACTACCGCACAGCGCCAGACCAAACAGCATGCGCTCAGTCTCAGGCCGGTAGTCCTTCATGTCCTGCGTCAGCAGGTAGTTCATGTCCGTCTGGATGCGAGTGGCTTTGTTTTCCTTCTCTTCAGTAACCTCGCCAACGATCTGCGTCTTGACTGGACCAGACGCCGGGAAGATCTCCATGATCGCGTTCGACTGGAAGCGCACGGCAGCTTCCATGATCATGTTGTGGTAGAGCCCACAGGATCCAGCCCACGGCTTATTGCGATCTTCCGTCTTCACCCCGAGGTAGTCGAGGCCATCCTTATATGCACGCTCCCAGTCCTGCCGGGAGTTCACATCCTCTTGGAAGACATCAAGGATCTTCGTGCCGATAGCCGAGAGCTCGCCCTCGTCTATGTGTTCGGCAAGATTAACATCGTGAGGGAGGTCGCCAAGCGAACCCCCCTCTTCTTCCTCCGGACCGAATTCGATGATCATGCCACCGTCTTCGGTCTCAATCGACACAGCCTCAGGATTCAGGACGCCGATCTCAATCTCAGCTTCGCCCTCTTCTTCTGGGCGAAAGTCCATCTCATCAAGAGGCTTGTCGATCATGGTAGTTAGTCTTCCTTCGGAGCGGTTACAGCAGCATCAGCCTGAAGCATCTGCTGCCAAGTGTTCGGGTTATTCTCGATGGTAACCCGGATCAGCCCCGCGTTATGGCCCGTCGAGCCGTTGTTGTACGTCAGGCAATACTGACGCGACTCACCGTCCGAGGGCTCCGGAAAAGGACCAGACCATTCAGGGATGTAGATCGCGGCAACACCACCGCCGATGTTCGCAGCATTGAGTTTGGCGACAACCTCATCGACTTGCGCCATGGTGGACAGTTGGTTCGGGTTGAACATTGTCAGTAGTAATCTGCTTTCTTTCTGTGAATTGGCGCTTCATCTTCATCAGACTGCGTTGAGATAAAACCGCCCTGTCTAAATCTCAACAGAGCCTGGGTGGAACTGTCAACAAGATCGTCGTGATCCGAGTTAGGGAACGAGGCGAACTGCTCGATTACCTCTTCTGCCCAGCGCAATGGAGGAGCATAAACGAAGCCTGAGGCGAATATATCGCTAACAGCATTGACTCTGGCTATCTTGTCGTTTCCTCTCGATGGAGTGTAATCTTGTATCGGTATGCCCATCTTCCTCATCTCGAATACAAGCGGCGCACCAGCAGCCTTTGCTTCGATGATGCAGGTATCCGGTTTCCAGTACTTGTACTCCTCAAGTGCTTTCTGCTTCAGTTCAGGGAACTCCAGCTTGTCCTGGTAGGCGTTGAGGATAATGATGTTCGTTCGCTTCTTGCCGTCAGCATCCTTGTCGTAGAAGACGCCCCATGTCGTACAGGCAGAGTAGTCCGAGCGGGTTCCCTTGGTCAGCGCCGTGTCCCAGCTTTGGATGATGTAGTCGCACTGCGGCGGATCATCTGCTTCCCAGATCTTCCACCATTCGCGCTTCACAAGAGCGCCCTCTTCAGAGGTTGGGTTTTGCTGATACTGCGCGTTCCACTTTCCTACGGGGAGTTCGGCCTTGATCTTCTCCAACTCGTCCAGCGACCAAAACTCAGGCCATAGCGGCTGACCGGACGGCATGATGGCCGGGAACTCGATCACCTCCCACTCGTCCACCCCCTGCTTCTGGGTCGATGCCTTAAGTATCTGTCCGCATAAATCTCTCTTGGACCATCTCGTTTGGACAATGATAATCGCCCCCTGCGGCTGGAGTCTCTGTCTCGGGCCAGAGGTGTACCATTCGTAAACGCTGTCGTAAACGGAGGGGTTGGTTGCGGCTATCGTAGCCTCCTGCTCGGCGTGTATGTCGTCTATTATCAACAAGTTAGCGCCTTGTCCCGTCACCGCCCCTTGCGACCCGATAGCAAAGTACGACCCTCCTTTGTTTGTATTCCATCGACCTGCCGCCTTGGAATCCGATGAAAGAGACACGCCAGAAAAGACACTTTGATAGTGTGGGCTACCGACTAGATTCCTGACCTTTCGACCAAACCCAACAGCAAGCTCTGCGGTGTGGGCGGCTTGAATTATCTTGCGGTCAGGGTATCTACCCAGATACCATGCAGGTAAAAGATATGAACTGAACTCGCTCTTAGTATGACGAGGCGGCATGTTGATCATCAACCGCTTACATGTTCCATTGGCAACTCTCTCAAACGCATCAGCCATTATGGCGTGATGCCTGCCGCCAATAAATGCAGGCCATACCTCTTTCACGAAGTCCATGAAGTTGTTCTGACACTTCTGCACCTTGAGGTACTTCTCGTACTGCTCCAACAACTGAAGCAACTCAACCTGCTCTTGGTACGGCAGCTTCTTCGCGTTCGCGATGATGGTGTCGATCTGCTTCGGCGTGTACTGCCCCGCCAGTAGATTCCTTATATTCACACCACCATCATCCCCTACAGAGCGCCGCTAAGTGTACAATTCAAACAGGCTAAATGATGGACACTTCTTGGATTTCGATTGGGATCACCGGGCTGGTCCTTCTCGTTCAGCTAACCAGCCGCTACCACAAAGACGGCGCAGCCTCTGAGGCAAACCTTCGAGCTCTTGAGAATCTATTCACGATCAAGATGGCTGAACTACAGATCCAATTAGCCAAGCTCCCAGACGAGCTCATGACCCGGGTTGGGCAAAGCTACGTCACAAACGACCGGCACATTGCCGAGATGGAATCCATCCGCGCTCGTATTCGCGCCGTCGAACAGTCCCTGGGCCACCAATAAAAAAAGGGCTTGCCCAGGTCCGTTGACAAGCCCGTACACCAACCAAGACAGGAGACTGTCCGGTGCCTGGAGTCACCCAGACTCCACAATCATACCGCGAACTACCTCGCGCCGTACACCCTTATCTCAAACACCCCGTCCACAATATTCATCTCCTCCTCCGGCCTCCCTGGCTCCACTACACAAGACTCCATCCAAAGCATCACCTGATCCAGTTCGTACCGCACGGATCCTCCCTTTATCTTGAAGAAGGTCGGCCCATACCCGATACTGCGCCAGTGTTTCAGGCACGGCATTGATATCCGTATGAAAGCAGACAACTCCCTATCGGACAGCAGTATACGACCTTGGACTGAACCTTGCGCCATGTACAGAGGATACACTACAGCTTGAATGTGCGCCGTCCATCCTTGAAGCCGATGTATTCAGGCTTGGGCTCCTTGTTCCCGTTGAAGGCGCGTATGGCGTGCCCCAAGGACTTCAGCCACTCCTCGCCCTGCTCAACCTTCCGGCGCTCTCCTTCGCGCTCCTCAGCCAGGATCTGATCAATCCTCTGGGGGGTCAAGCCTTTCTCCTGCGCCATCCTCTTCTTGGCTCTGTTCTGTGCTTCCTGCTCGATCAACTCGTCTCTCGACAATTCGCTTCCTCTTTCCTATCTTCGTTATCTTCCACCCTTCGGGCGGCATCCCGTACATGTACTCGGCGCAACGAACGAGGTGATCGCCCCACGGAGAAGCACAGGTCTGGCGCATAGCCGCTCTGCCTTCCTTCAAGAAAAGCTCCCACTTCGTCGGTTCGCGCCGCATAATCACTACCCGATTCTGATCCGGATACCACCCTCGAATCTCCTCTGCGTTCTGGTATGGGTTCGCAGGGATAGTCACATCCTCTCTGGATGCGATGTACTCAGAGAGAGGTAGCGATGACAGCCATTCATCGTACAGCATGGACACAGTGTACCATGATGTGCGTCCAGAAACACCAACCCCCTCGCAGAGGGTTAATCCACGAGGGGGAAGTCGGATACGACTGGGGTCGGGTACGAATCGACCCGAAGAAGATGATAGCATTCCTGTTGACCGGGCGCAATCCAGTGGTACAATCAAATTGACTAGTTGGCCGAAATAGCAGCTTGCTGCTGAAACAAAAAGCCGATGTGTCCACCACGGATACGACCAGTCCTGCCAATTGGGCCGGGTTCAAAAGATCTGGTATCAAGGCAGCTTGAGCGCCACGCAGTCCAATTGGGAGAGAAAACCCAATCTAGTGGTCCGACCCAAAGTCGAGGGGTAACAGCTCAAGTGAGGTTGCTATGGGGTGGTGGTTCCAAAAGCGGTCTCCGCTTCGTGAGACTGCCGGAGGGACAAAGGTGTAACTCCAGACCCGTAGCCAAGAGGACAGGTTGGTGCCATACCAGACAAGGCACCTGTGACGGTAGCGACGGTGGCTCCATACGGGATAACCAAGCTCTTCACAACCACAGGGGAGGATACCTCCCTTGTGTCCAGTCGCTCAGGTTCACCACCGGGATAGAGGGGTTATGGAGTCCATTGCTACTGAGAGCCGCTGAAACATGGCGAACCCCCCACCCCACACAGGGGGTGGGAATCAGGGGAAGCGGCGATTATCCCTAAGGGGGAGTTGAAGAGGGGGACTTCTCCCCCTCTGACTATCACGTCAGTTCATAAACCTCGGTAAGAGGTTTAAGCCACCATCGGGTGGCGGTGAACTGACCACAGAAAGCGAGGACACAAAAGAATGGAGTCTATAAAGACAGACATTAATCACTTCTCAGAAGAAGAGAAGAAGTGGTTAAGGAACTTCAAGAAAGAATTGATCACATACATGAGCTTCAAGAAGAAGTCTTGTAGAGTGTACGATAGAGCAATCTCCATAAACCTCAGTACCAAATGGTTAAGAGATAAGGGAATCGGCGCAGAGTGGGATCACTTGATCCTGACTCCAAACACCATAAAGGCCATACAGATCAAGAGCAAGGCGCAGAGGAAGAAGAAGCGCCCTGAGGTAAACGGACAGAGCCAGATCAGGAGGCCCTGGTTCAGAAAGCCAGAGTCGGAAAGGTAGAGGCGAGGATGAAGACAGCGAAGGCTGAGTGGAAGCATAGTCGCGAGGATCATGAGACAATCCAGGCGACCAAGAGGAAGGTCGTCCAGTACATGAACACGATCAAAGGAAGCATCGTGGGCTACGACCTCAAGAAATCAGTGGCGCTGGCAAAGGATTGGCTTACGGCGCAAGGCATCAAGAAGGAGCTCCACGAAGACATCCTGACGCCGTTCACAATCAAGCAGATCCAGTTCAAGAAGAAGGGTCCTGTCGCGCCCAAGAAGCAGGAGACATGGCAGGATGTCCTCAACAACTGGCCCTAATCAACCGGCGCAATGCTAGCCTGTTGACATGCAAGAGTTCGTCGCAAAGCCTCTGTTGATGGACACAGAGGTTGCCGTGATTACCGGCGCTTCCGTATTCAGCGTGCGGAAATGGAGACTCCAAGGCAGAGGACCGCGCTTCCTGCGACTGGGTGGAACAATACGGTACAGAGAATCCGATGTACTAGAGTATGTTGAATCTGGTAGACTATACCTTGAAACAGGCATAGGAAGCCGAAGGAGAATACATGAACTCAGGTGCAATCGAGAGTCTTCTGAACGAGAAAGAGGTCGCCAAGATCCTTAATCTCTCTCTAGGTAAGGTGCGTCATCTCAGGATGCACGGTGGGGGTCCTCCCTTCGTCAAACTGGGAGAGAAGACCGTGCGCTACCGGCAGGAAGACGTTCGCGAGTTCATCTCCTCGATCACCTCGCAGAAGATCACGAAGAAGCGGGAGCCTATCACTGTCAGCGAAATCTTCAAGAAGGAAACTGAATAATGGAAAACGTCGGACTCGCTAAGATCTCTGAAGCCGCCAAGTTCTTGAACTTGAGCAAGGCGATGGTCAACAAGATGCTTCGTGACGGGCGCATCCCGTCCGTGCGATTTGGGAAGGTGTACCGGATTCCGTGGTCGTGGCTGAACAACGCTGTCAGCGAGAACCCTGCGGCCATCCCTACCCCTGAGGTTGTCGAACAGCAGGCGTAGTGTCTCCTACCTGTTGATCGGCGCAGAGGGCCTCTCTTCGGAGGGGCCCTTTTTATTTGTGTATACCAAAACAAGAAAGCCACCCTTTCGAGTGGCTCCCTTGCTGCGACTGTGTGGAGACCGTTTCCGGTCCAGTGAGAGATACCCCTATTATAGCATCACTCCGCGCCGCCAAACTCTTCCAGCATGTGCCGAAACTGCTTCCACAAATGAAGATTCCCGGCGCAAGGTTCCTTAGACGGCGTGGCTACATGCTCGAATGGAGAGAGATGAGGAGGCATAGCGCCCTTCAACTTCTCAAACAAAGCCATATCTTTCTCCAGGCTATACGTTCCGTCGTGATTCAGATACGATACACGGGCGCATCTGGCTACCGACAGCGCCATACAACGGTACTTGCTGTACGCCTTGAGCTCCTCCGGCGTGATGTATGGCAGGTGGTAATCACCCCAGTACACAGACTGCGGCGCACTGGAATCAATCGCATCGCGCATAGCACGCGCCAGATCTCTGATCTCCGGCTGGGCCCCGTCACCCAGGCGCTGCTCAAAGAAGTTCTCCCACTCGGTCGCCGTGATGATGGCTTTATGCCAGAGAAACGGCTCTAACAGCCTGTTCACCACTTCCTTGTGGATACCGGAGTCAGCCATTCGCTTGGCAGAATGCGCCGCGTTAGCCGCCGCATTGCGCCAGATATTCTCCGCTTCCCACCGCTGCTGCACGCTGACAACCGGACCAGCCTGCATTCCTGGTTGGTTCGCGCCGAAGTGAATGGGGATATAGGGATCCGTCTCCACTTCAGCAATGCGCTTGGAGATTGGTATGGCGCGGGAGGACGCCGAGTTCCTAGAGAACTGACGATGCGTATTCATCTGCGCCAGGATGAACCGTGGGAACGTACACTCCATGGTGACCAACCTGACGCCAAGCGGCGATACAGAGTCAGCTACGATCTTTGCAGATATCTTATTCAAATTCATTCCTTCCTTTCGTACTGCGTTGATATGGTCAAATCAGCGCCAACCTCAATTATCTCCATTTCACCGGGATCCTCTACATCGGCGCTGTGTTCAAGCCTGCAATCGGCGTGGTTCCCTTCCTTTTTCCTGACGATCACCCAGTCCTTTAGGGATGAATCCTCAGCCGCAGCGATCATCACTCCGCCGTCAGTAAACCTAGACACGAACACCTTCTCATGCCCAACCCCCCATACCCACGAACACACCTTCCCGGCGAACTCTCCTATGTATTCCGGCACGCTGCTTCCTCCTGTATCTTCCTCATCGCAATCTCGAAAAATTTATACCCATGCGGAGTGAGTTTGCAAGACATGCTTATCCTCTTCATTGCGTGAGTGGATATTACAGGAGACTCGATCTCTACAGCTTCATCGTGAAGGAATAAGCTAGACTCCGGCTCCATGTAGAACTTTCCATTTAACACCGTGACGAACAGCTTTTCTGGCTCCGTAAACATGTACGAGCAGATGAGCTTTGCCTTCGCGCCTGTGAATGTCGGCATTACCTGAACTCCCTTGCAGCTTGAGATAGCCCTACCGCCACACAGCCTGCCGCATCCAGCCTCTTGATTAAATGAGGAATGTGTTGCCAGTGATAGGCTCCAATATAGTGAGGCAGGCCTTTTATCATCTCAATCGGGCAAACCACGCAAGACTCGCCCCCGCCAGAGATGAACATCTCGACATGCTCAAATCTACCCAGCGCCCACCCAAACCTCAGCTTGCCTATATCGTCTCTCACTTCAATCCATCCAGACTGAATGCTCACTTCTCTTTCCTTTGCATGTTCTTATTCACCACGTCCATCAACTCCCCAATCCTATCCTCGCGCCGGAACTGTTGGCGTGGACGGGGGAATTCTTCTTCTATATAGTCGTCGATGCTTCTTGATATGCGCTTTAGCATGTTCATGAGCTCTCTGCTCGACTTGATCTTGGTGACTCTTATAACGTGATCCAAGAACCCTCCATCGCTATTCTTGAACGCAGAGATGCACTGAACTCGCATGTGCTCTCGGAAGGCGTACTTGAAGCAACCCTGCTTGCCTATGCAGACTGTCGCCACTAGCTTTTCTCCATGCGTCTTATCGCGGCTTGGATGTCATAACGAACTTCATGGCTTGCCTGATGCTCTTCAACCCTCATGAGCATGTTGGCAATTATTGGATAATGGTTTTCATCTCCATCTATAAGGCATACCACGGGCCCTTTATTGGATATGAGCAAAGCCCTCACCTCACGAGATCTCTCGTAGACTGAAAAATCACACCTATCCACCTGTGGGCCTATAAATGAAAACAGAGGCGAACGAACGCTAATCGAAATCATACTCAACCTTCTCCAATATCTTTTCGATTGCCTTTCGCATCAGGTTGACGACCTCGTCAGTTCTTATGTCGGAGTCTTTGTCGAACACGCCGCGCCGATCCACCAGGAATAGACCGTACTTATTCCACCCCACAGCGGTCATTGGCTGAATACCCCCGCCCATCTCCCCTTGGTGCGGTATCTCCAAGAAGGCGCATGCTTCAAGCGCGTTCTCTGTCGTATTATCTGAGTGCATCCAGTGCTCCTTTAAGGATCTTCCGTTTATCCTGTGGCTGGTCTTCCAGTATACGCCGGATGAATTGAGCCACCATCTTCTCGTACAGCTTCTCTTCCGGCTTGATGTACCCTGACTGCTGGGTGAGGAACGGCCTTTCTCCGGTTGCGCCTACAGCAATCGCAATTCTCGAAGTGTAGAACTTGAGCTTGGGGGACTTGATTATCGCGCCGCGAACACGATCCATCGTCTTGCGCTTCATCCCTTCTCCTTCGCGCCGATGTGAAGTGGGAGCTTCGCGAGGATACTGTCCATGTTCACCTGCTCCTTTGCTTCTTGCTGATTGTAGAGGCGAAGAATGACTTGTTCGACTTCGCGGGGGTCGAGTCCGGTTCCATCGCTAGAGCGAACGCGAGACTCCCCGCTTTCTTTTTCCCTGGAGCTTATCCACGCGCCGAGCTCATCTACCCCTACCGCCACGTCCGCGTACCCCGCGTAATAAACAGCCTGCCCCTTTACCTCGGCTCTGTGGTAGTAGTCCCTGTCTGATTGAGTGTATCCCACGAGAGACAGTGTACGCCTGTGGTGGTGGAATGTCAATGGAATGCGATGATCGCGCACCGTGTGCCTTTATGGGTGTTCGTCAATCACGCCTTCGATCATGCATTGAGCATGCTGAAGTTGGTGGTCGTACACGCGGAGCAGCATCTGCCTGGCTTCGGGGTAGCGGTGTGCGCCGGTAAAGTCGTCATAGAGGAATCTGAGGACGCCGTTTGATCGGTGGACTAAACGCTTTTCATCTATACAGCCTGAATAGAGAAAGAGCTTGGATCTAACGGTGAAGGCGACGGTGGATTTTGTGGGGCGCTTCACAGCGTCTCCTTGAGCATCAACTCAATTGCTTTCTTCGCCTCTGGCCCCTGTATGTCGTGAGCTCGAAGCAACATGTGCCTTAGGATCCGGTCATCTCTTTGCCAGGGGTGTTTTATTGATCCTGCCGTTATTCGCCCATCTTTGTGAACTCGAACGACGAGCAAGTTCCATTCAAACTCAGAGCACTTGAGGAGTGGGTGACTGACGTACGCAGCCAGCTTAATAGCCATTGAAGCCCTCTTTCACAATGCCTCCTCAAGCATGAGGTCGATAATTCTTTTATCCTCGTCTTCCTGGCTGTCGTATGCGCGGAGTAGAGCGTGTTTCAGGAGGCCGTGGTTTCTCTGCCAAGAATGTTTGGCGGTTCCTTCTGTTAGTATGCCGTCCGTGTGCAGGTACACGACAATCGAGTCCCAGCCAAATCCAGCGTGACGAACGGGAGAGTACATCGCGAATAGTACGCGCTTAAACGCCATTGACCGTCTCCTTCATTGCCTTCAGTATGCGCCGCATGTGAAGCCGCTGTCCCTTGTCATCCCTGTCGTAGAGCCTGAGGATTATCTGGCGCATCTCTTCTTGCCTTATCATTCTGAATTCATGCTGCCCAGCAGCCAGCCATGTGCCCCTTTTATCCACGCCAAAGCGCGAGACGAAATGCTCGGCGCTCTTGCTTGTGTATTCAAACAGGCCAGAAGTGGAGAACGCGGACTCGAAGTCGTTGGTAGTTTTGCTCATATGCCCCTTCGTTCATTCATGTAGTGCCTGATGTGTCTCTGTGTGTCCTTGCTCTGGTGGTCGTAGGCGCGAAGCATGGCTTGTTCGCATTCCGCGCCGGAGATCTTGCCGTCGTAGAAGTAGCCTTCCAGTTCATACCCTTCGTCCTCTGGGTATATCCTTATCACTCGCCCACCGTGAAGCGAGTAGCCGAGCAGGTGCGTCTTTATGTGGATGAAGGGCAGGTCGAATCTCATTGCGCGAGGCTCTGCTCTGTGTCTTTCAATATGGACTCAGCCACCGCTCTGTTCGCGCCGATGAGGTGGTCGAGAGTGCGAAGGAGGAGTTGGCGAATCTCGGATTGGGGGCGCGTCCTGTTTCTCCAGGCTCTGTGGAATACGTTTGGCGAGTAGCACACCAGGACCCGATCCTCGGCCCATATATATATGAGCGGGAACCTGATGGCAGATGTGTGTTGCATCAATGGGGAGTTCAGGATTACTTTCGCGCTGAATTCGGTTGGCACTGTTGTATACCTAGTGATATGGTAGCACATGTTGTTAAGTGTGGCGCTGTGTGGAGATGAATGCGCCGTGTGTATGGGGCCAGGATGAAGGGGGTGGGTGTCTATTGGAGAGGTGGATTGGTGAGTGCGGAGGGGATCACATAAGGGGGTGGAGGGTGGATTTCCATTCGCGCAGGATTTCGTCTATGCGCCGTTGAGTTGCCGGGGCTTGGAAATCGTATAGGCGAAGGATCAGGTTCTCGGCTTCTCGCCCGGTCGAGATTGTTGCCACCGGCTATTTGACCATCCTGATTATCAGATCTCCATTAGATTGATAGGCATACAGGTCATAGGTATCCTCAGAGTAGTAGGAGGAGTGCTCGGGGAATAGGTATGTGTATTGGGGCATGGTGGTTGAGGCTAGGGGTGTTGGGTGTTGGCGCTTTTCCATGCGGCCAGGAGTTTGGCTAGGCGCTGTTGGGCCACGTCGACTTGGAATTCGTACAGGCGAAGGATGAGGTTCGCGGCCTCCTTGCCCCTTGCGGTTACCCTTCTGTCGATTGTGACTTCTATGATTTGCAGGTCGCCGTTGTAGTACTCGACGCGCAGGTTGTGTGCGTACTTAAGGGAGAGGCTCCAGTGCTCGTTGTATATGTAGACGAATATCGGCAAGAGAGGTAGTCCTATGTGGAGACCGTTTCCGGTCCCGAGGTGGTTGGTGGCGCTGTGCGAGTGGACTTTCGCCATTGGGCTAGGATGAGGATGATAGACTGCTGAGTTCTTTTGGTCTGCTTGTCGTACAGGCGCATTAGCATGTGCGCCGCTTCTCTTCCTTCTGCGATTATTTCCACGGGGAGCATGTCGTCATCGACCGTCAGCGCCCCTTCCTTGAATTCTGCGTATGCGCGACCATTCATTGCTGCGAGGTTGTGGAGCTTTGGCGCGTACAGGATTGCGTATAGTGGCATGTGTGTTTACCCTTTCGGCGGCGCGAGGTGAGCGGCGCTTTCCCATGCGGCTAGGATATCCAGGATCGTGTGTTGAGTTTGGTTGGGTTGTTCGTTGTAGAGGCGGAATAGCATGTGCGCCGCTTCTCTTCCTTCTGCGACTTGCCACAATGGGATACCGTTGTCGTCAATTGTGAGCTCTCCCTTAAAGGACACCGCGAACACATACGACATGTCCGCCTTGATATAGCGAAGGAGTGAAGAGTCTAGGTTTGCGGTTATCGCCATGTATACCTATAGACACCATAGCACGGTGGATTTGATGGTGTCTATGCGTAGCGAAGGCTACGCTAGGTGGAGATGGGACCAAAAGAGAAGGTGGGGGCGTGTTATATGGAGATGGATGGGTTAAGG